TATTAGCAAAAATAGAAAGCAGCTATGGAACAGACCCAACACCAACAGGCTCATCTAATTACGTAGAAGTAGTTGATTTAGAAATTGAACCACTTGCCAGTGATGAAGTAGAACAGGAAACTATAAGACCTTACCCTGGTAATTATCCTGTTTTATTAGCTAATACAAGAGTCAATTTAAGTTTTGGTGTCTATATGGTAGGTTCTGGAAATGTAGGAAGTGCGCCAAAATATGACCCTATACTCAAGGCATGTGGTTTAAGTGCGGCTACAGTTTCATCTACATCTGTTACTTATACACCTTCTACATTAGCTTCTCAAGATAGCTGCACATTCTTTGTTAACTATGACGGTGTAAGGCATAAGGTTACAGGTGCAAGAGGTACATTTTCTATAAGTTGTGCTGTTAACGAAATACCTAGAATAAATTTTGAAATGCAAGGTATATTTAACACACCAACTGATACTGCATTACCTACAGTTACAAAGTCATTACAACCTGATCCTGTTTTATTTAAAAACGGTAATACATCTAGTTTTTCTATATTCGGTTTTTCAGCCGCTTTGCAATCTTGGGAATTAGATTTTGCTAATGAAGTTATATACAGGGAATTAGTAGGCGGTACAAAAGAAGCACTTATTACTGACCGTAGGCCATCAGGAACAATGGTTATCGAAGCTGTTGCATTATCAGATAAAAACTTTTTCACAACTGCTACAGGCACATCTACTGGCTCTAATACTTGGGTGCATTCTGGCGGTGCTGGTAATATCGTCACTGTATCTTGTCCACAAACAGATTTAGGACAGCCAACATATGAAGAAGCTGATGGAATTACTATGCTAAATTTACCCTTCTACGCAACTCCTACAGATGCGGGACAAGATGAATTTTCATTAGCTTTTACTTAGTTGCTAAGTTATAGAAAAGGGTTTACCCTAGAATATATTATATAAATTTATGTTTATTTTAAAAAAGGAAGCAACTTTTACGCATCCTATTGTTTTCTATACTCCTTCAGATGGTGGTACTCAAAAAGAAGAAACATTTGACGCTGTATTTAAAATTATTCCACAATCTAGAATAAATGAAATCGGTATACAGGCACAAAAAAAACAAAAAGAATTAGATGAAGGTATTTTTGATGGAGTGAAAATATCTGATTATATGATTGCAGATGAAATCTTAGTAGGTTGGGACGGTATAACAGATGGTGAAAACCCTGTGCCTTTTACAAAAGCAACAAAAAAACAATTATTAGATATTGCTGGTCTTGCTAATATACTTGTTGAAAAATATTTTAATGAAGTTACAAAACAAAAAACAAAAAACTAGAAGGGGCTGCATTGTTTTGGTGCGGTGATCGCATTATTGATGAAACAGATAAAGACGATGCAGTCCTATTAGGTGAACCAATAAAACAAAAAAAAGAAATAAAAAAATTTGAAGTTTTGGAACAAAATTGGTTAGCTATAACAATATTCCTAGATATACAGACTCAATGGAGAATTGATCAGGGTGTAATTTATGCACTTGATTACAATATTATAAAATGGATATTTGAATTAAAAAAAGACGAAATAAAAAAACCTTTAGAAATACTTGCTGACTTACAGGTATTAGAGGCTAAAATAGTAGAAATTATTAATAAAGAAAATAAATAATGGATTTAAGCACCTCTTATACAATTAAGGCTCAGGTAACAGGGCAGAATGAAATAGGTGGACTTACAAAAGGTTTAGGAAAATTACAAAAAAGTACTAATAGTACATCAGCAGCAATGAACAAACTTAAATCTGCTGCGGGTAATGCATTTGGTGCATTAAAGGCGTTAGCACCTGCTATAGGTGTTGCAGGTTTAGGTAAGTTAGTAAATGATACTTTGCAGTTAGGTGATCAACTAGAAAAGATGAGCCAAAAAACAGGTCTTGCTGTACCTGTTTTAGATAAGTTAAGACAGGCTGCAGATTTAGGAGGTACAGAATTTAAAACATTAAGTAGAGCTTTACCAACACTTGCTAAAAATATGTTAGATGCTAGTCGGGGTATTGGAACTGCAAAAAAATCATTAGATATTTTGGGGATTAGTGTTACAAATTCCGATGGATCTTTAAAAAGTCTAGATCAAGCATTTTTTGAAATTGGTGACGCATTGAAAAACTATGAAGATAAAACAAAAGTTGCTGGAATGGCAGGTGAAATATTTGGTACTGGTATTGGGTCAAAGTTAATACCAATAATGAATCAAGGTAGTGAAGCTATACAAGGATTAAGTACTGGTTTTACTCAATTAGGTGCTGAAAGAATGGCTACTTTTAATGATGATGTTGCACAAATGGGTGAGAAATTTAATGTTTTAAAAGTACAATTAACAAGTGCTGTATTACCAGCATTAGAAAAACTTGTTGAAATAATTACATCTGGAGTAGAAAAGTTTACTGCATTACCTGGCCCAGTAAAAGCTATAAGTATTGCTTTAGGATTACTTTTACCAACACTAATAGCTATAGTACCTCTATTTGCTGCTATGGTCATTTCAATAAAAGCGATAGCAGCTATAAAATTAGGTGCGATGTTTGCTGCAATTGCACCAGCCATAACAGGGCTTATGCCAGTGATTGCACCTTTTCTAATTGGTGGAGCAATAATAGCTGGTTTGATGGCTTTAGGTAAACTTATTGGAACTGTTGCAGGTCATATATTTGTTAATAGAGATAAGATAGGTGAAGCAATGAAAGCAATAGGTGAATTTTTATTAGCACCATTTAGAAACTTTGCGGAATTTGTTGGTAATGTATTTAGAGGGGTTGTTGATGGAATTAGATCCGCATTTCAAGCTATACCTAATACCGTTAAAAGTATTATTAGTGCTGCTACTGCACCTATAAGAGCATTTATAAATACTATAAATAGAGCTTTATCACGGTTAAACGTATTTAGAAGAAGACGAAATAACAGTAATAATAATAATGGTACACCGCCTGGAATGGCTGCCGGTGGTGTTGTGTCTAGTCCACAGTTAATTTATGCAGGTGAAGCTGGTAGTGAGTATATAGTACCTGCAAGAAAAGCAGGGGCATTTAGTAGAAATTATCTAGCAGGTATGCGTGGTAGTGCAGCAATCCCAAGATTTGCTGATGGTGGTTATATCTCAAGACCTAATGTTAATATAACGACAGGGGCAGTAACACAAATGGATGGGACTAATTTTATAACTACAAATGATTTAACAACAGCAGTACAAAGTGGGATAGATCAAACATTATCAATTTTACAATCTGATTTAATGATAAGGCGTTCATTGGGATTATCATAAATGGCTGATTTTGATATAATAACTTTTTTAGAATATTACTCTGATAAGTCCAGTGTTTTAGATAGTAATGATAAAAGATTACCTACTAATGCATATCAAAATTTTTATCAATCAGGTCAAAACTTAACAGCAGATTCTAATATAAATCAGACTGTTAATTTTAATTATCTTGCCTTTGATGCTAGTGGGTTTGCATCTACAGAAGCTGCAAGTGTAAGTGATTTAACGATTAATTTAGCAGCTACAGCTACAATTATTGATTTAACTGATACTGCAATTGGTGGCGATAGTCTTGTAATAGCTTCTTTATATACTCAATCTATAGGACAAGATGCGTTTAGTAATACTGCTTCTCTTATTTGTAGATTTAATGGAACTATTGAAAACGTTTCTATAAACGATACAACTGTTACATGGACTGTAAGCCCTGCAATATCAAAACAAAAAGCACAAGTACCATCAAGACGTATAAGCAGTGATTTAATGGGAAGATTTATCGCAACATGAAAAATATCGTTTTTGCTGTTAATATTACTGCTGTTTTAGAAGATAATACAGAGGTGACAAATGTAAAAGGATTTATAGTAAATAATAAAAGAGTTTATAAATTAGAAGATAATACAATTTTAACTGGTCCAAAAAAAATAAAAATTATAAAGTTTGCTAGATTTGTAGTACCTCCAGAAATTTTACCGTTTATTATGTCAAAGGAAAATTATTGATGGCAGAAAAAAAGTATAGTTTTATTTCTAAAGGTCAAAAAATTAGGCCAACTTTTACAGCAATTCCACAAGCCAAATCTAAGGTTGGACAAGATGCACAGATTTTAGATGAAAGCTTAGAAAATTTTAAAAAACCTAATAGTAATATTGATGTACAGCAAAAAATAGCAAAAACAGGTGAAACTGTACCCTTAGTTTTTGGTAAAAGAGCTAATAATATTGGTGGTGTATGGATGCAACCAAGTTTAATAAAAGCAGGCACATCAAGTTTTGTACAAAAATTATTATTTATAATATCGCAAGGTGAAATAGTAAGTAGCCCTACAAAATCGAGAGCATTTACAGGGCTTACAAAATTAAGTTTTTTGAATGATACATCTGTAACATTAAATCATATATACAGTACTGCTTCTTCATTAGCAACTTCACCTAATACATGTCCTATTTCTGGCACTGGTTTATTTTGTGGAAATGATATTTACACATATTTAACTCCATTATTTAAAGCAACTTCTGGCAGTAATTTAGAAAATGTGCCTGATGTAGGCAAAGACTTTCAAAATTTAAGGGAAAAAACTTTTGGTTCAGGTGATACTTCTAATACTTCTTATGTTATGTCTTTACAAGTCTTTGATGCTGAAACTGGCGATAACGTTACTAATGCTTATCAAACATATCTACAAGCATCCGAAATGGAATTTGGCTTTAATTTTGCTTTTGATGAAAATACTGGTGCTTTTATTGGTTGTAATAACCCTGGAACTATTGTTGATTTAGTAGCACTTTTAGGTGGTGAATTATTACCACCTATAAACTCAACTACTGTTGCATCTGGTGAATATACACAAGCAGTTTTAGATCGACTGAATGCTGTAAGCAGTGGTAGAACTAAATTTATTAATAAATGGACATTTGTTTCTTTAGATAATCAAACAATAACTAGTAATCCTCCCACCACTGGCACATTAGATGGGGTGCAGAATGAACATATTGTTGGCACTAGTAAAGTAATTCAAAATACATCTAATAATAATAGTTCTTTTGCTGATATTACATTTTTAGCTTCAAGTGGAAATCTTTACGAAACACCTACATCTGGTACTTTCCCAACAGCAACAAAACAGCTTTATATTTTTTATGAGCAAGGTGTAAAGGTAGATTTATTTAGTGCTGGTTTGTCAGGATCTAATTATTCACAAGGAGCAAGCAATCAATTTATTGATTTAGCTATGCATTTATTTAAACTATATAAAAAAATTGATGGCAATAATACTGCTAATATTGTTGCTCCTGTGGAATTATCTAATTTACAAAGTCTTTCTAGTTTTTGTACAAATAACAATATGTTTTTTAATGGAATAATTTCTAAGTGTATAAATATAGTTGATTTTATTACTACAGTTTCTCCATATTATTTTTTATCTTTTTTATGTGTTGGTGGTAAATATCAATTTGCTCCAATACTACCGATAAACAATAGTAATCAGATAGATACAACTGCACTTACTCCAGTTATTACATTCACTGAAGCTAATATTATTCAAGGTACATTTAAAAAATCATATTTAGTATTAGAGGAAAGAAGAGATTTTATTGCAAATTGTATTTATACAGAATGCATACCAACAGAAATAGCAAGACGCAAAACAGTTAGTGTAAAATTTTCAACAACAACATTAGATTCACCTACAGAACAGTTTGATATGTCAGATTTTTGTGCTGATGTTAATCACGCTATTTTGTACGCTAAATATGAATTATCAAGAAGAAAACATACAACGCATAA